GTTATGATCATTAGGGAAGACATTCTTTAACATGATCTCTTGTAAATCAATAGGAAAATAATTAGATGCATCTGTAAGGTCAACAGAGTGAACAACTTTGTTTTCCTTAAGAGCTTTCATAATTATAGGAAAGGCTTTATCCTGATGAAAAGTACAATCCCATGGAAGATTATCCATGAGTGAATAGAGGTAAGAACCAAGGGGTTCAATTGCCACCTGTATCAATCTTGAAGGATTGGCTACAGCGCGTAATTTAAGTCCTGGTTCTTGAATGAAACCGATACGTCCCATGATCGGGATGTCCTCGATTTCCTTTCTCTTAGTACCAACAACATTATTAAGAACTTTTCCACATAGAGCCAGTAGATCATGACTCCCGATCATAGGAGCAGGATCCTTAAAGGTTCTATACACCAATTGATTATACCATTCCCATGCAACCTCATAAGGCATCTCATCCTCAGGAATAGATTTTCCAGAGGGTAAGGGCTCACGACGAGATGGGGAAGGTACTCTTAAAAGAATGGATTTGGGTTTCGGGAGTTTTAAGCATGGCTTTAAATACTGACGAGATGCCCTATCAACACCATCAATAATATGATGGGGTATAGGACTCGGCTCAGCTTCAACGCTTGATAAGAATTTGATTTCTTGCGATCTCAAAATCTTACTAGCGTAGAATAAAGAGCTGATATTCAAGAGTTGTAACGCTCTTGAAAAATGCTTATCAGACTTAAAAGAAAAAGATTGTATAGCTTTTAATATACCACGGAATTTCGTCTTACGACGATTTTTCGCGACATATGGAGCAATAAGAGGTAAACCCGAATGAGAACGGATCAAATCCGTTTTAATCGTTTTTAACCTCTTAACACAATCTTCCACGCCACAAGAAACCACCCATTTCTCAACTAAAGAGATGAATGGAACTGATATTTCCCTGGGTATAGAAAGAGCATCAGCGTAAGACAAAGAAGACATCACAGACTTCGTGGGGTTCCCTTGGCGATTTGCCAAATGAACCTTACGGCCAGACTTGCCCTTATGGGGTAGCTCAGGTTTCATGTTATGCTTCCTCGATCAGAGTTGATAGGATTGTTAGTTGGACTCATTAATGGGCATGAATAGTGTATCCAAAGAAGGAGAAAAGAATCTCTCCCTGCAATTCTGAAACCTGAGTTAAGAGTTCAGATTTGACCTTCTCACTGTAAAGTTTACAGCGATTAAGATCCTCTCTGGTCTTTACCAGGTCTTTGGAAAGAGTATTGATTCTAGATTCTAGATCCTGTATAATCTTTTCAGACTCTATACGCTCATCTATGTAGGCTTGTAAGTAATTATCAACGTGTGCGATCTGGATTTTATCCATTGAAGCAGTTGTTGATGTTTTACCGTAGAGCTGTAGTAGGTAAGAGTATAATAGTCTTGAATTGACTATAACAGGTTCTAGATCTAGAAGAGATTCAGTGTTCCTACGGTCTTTATACGCATAAGAAACGTATGAAGAAATACACGTAGAAAGGGCTTGACAAACGCCCTTTAAAGACACCAAAAAATCTTGAGAAACCGGAAGGTTAGTTAAACCTTCAAATTCCACAAGATCAAGCTCCGCCATGAGATCAAAAACTTTTTTTGATTTCAGGGTATGCAGTAAATGGATATTATTAATCATGTTCA